TTGAGCCTGCAGAACTAAAAGAAGCTTTTAATAAAGATGCAGTCCAACTGCCTTCAATGACTATGGAGGGCGTTGAAAACTTACCAACCGAAGAAGAGGTAGTGCGGGGTAATTTTGCAAAAGGTGGAGAGGTCGTAGTACCTAACGCGCCTGTTGAACCTGACGAGCGAATCGACAAGATGACAGGCCAGCCCTATAACATCCAAGCTGGGTCAGCCTTCGTAGATGAAGAAGATCCTGAGAAGCGCATGTTGTTTAATGAGGGTGGGTTTGTTGACAAAATTACAAAAGCCCTTGGGGTTTCTAAGCAAGATCTTGATTGGGCTAAAAGCCTCGACAAAAAATTTCCAGAGTCTGAACAACTTGATGGACGAGGAGATGCCGCAAGACATTTGGCGCTTGGTTGGTTAGCTAAAAAATCTAACTATCCTAAAGCTTCTCAGTTTGCTATTAACGCACGAGAGTTTGTGGAGTTTGATTTTAAAGGTGGTCCAATGGACATCGAAAATAATAACAAAGGATTTAATCTTGATGCTAGTACCCGTGAAGAAGCTGAAAGAAAAATTATGAGGATGATTAATAACAAGGAAGTTATGTACTACACGCCTCAAGAAAGCAAAGCAAGACGTGGCTATCAAGTCGGTGGAAGCGTTGAAGATCCTAGTATGTATAGGTCAGACGGAAGCAAGAAGTCTGCACAAGGGTTTTTAGGGCCAGTAAAAAACAATGTTGAAGGCGGGACAATGACAGAGGTTTCTGTTGGTATGGAAATAAACGGGCAAGAAATGGAAGTTCCTACGATGGTTCCATCTTTAACTAAAGAGGAAATAGAAACTTTAGCAAACATGCAGCTTGAAGGAAACGCTAAGAATATTCCTGAGTCTATTATTATAAAAGCAAAGCAACACGCTTTACAAAGAATAGACCAAGGCCTTAGCCCGTTCTATCAAGACGGAGAAAAATAATAATGAAAAGACTCATAGAAACTCTAAAGCGTCATGAAGGCGTCAAGTACTATGTCTACAAAGACCACCTAGGCTACGAAACTATTGGCGTAGGGCGTTGCTTAAAGCAGGGTGTTGGCTTAGGGCTTACTCACGACGAAGTAGATTACCTTCTAATGAATGATATTAATCGTTGTCTCGAAGAGCTAGACGCAGCTTTTCCGTGGTTCAAAGATCTTACAGAGATTCGAAGAGAGGCAATGATAAACTTGTGTTTTAACTTAGGACTCACACGTCTCAGAAAGTTTGAGAAGGCCTTGGCAGCCATGTCAATTCACAACTACGAAGAAGCTGCCGATGAATTCTTAGACAGTCGATGGGCTAAACAAGTAGGCAATCGAGCAACAGAGGTTACTGAGATGATACGCACTGGAGAGCAACATGCCTAAGAAAAAAGATCCGAGGCTAGAAAGGGCAGGAGTAAGTGGCTACAACAAACCGAAACGTACACCCAATCACAAAACAAAGTCACACGTCGTGGTGGCAAAGGAAGGAGATAAAGTTAAAACAATTCGCTTTGGTCAGAAGGGTGCGAAGACTGCAGGCAAACCAAAAGCAGGTGAGTCAGAGCGCATGAAAGCAAAGAGGAAGTCGTTTAAGGCAAGACATGCTAAGAATATTAAACGAGGAAAAATGTCAGCGGCTTACTGGGCTGATAAGGTCAAATGGTAGTAGATTTATTTACCAAGCATCCAAAGTCTGCTAATGAAACATATTGGCAGCACTTAAAGCGAGCAGCTATGTTTTCAGGCTGGCTGCTTTTGGGAGGTCTTGTATGTGCAGTTCATGCAGTCTTTCCTTTTTTATTCACCGAAACTGCGAGTAAGATAGTATGTAAATTATATACTAGATACTAAGCCGTGAGGCTACAGCACGTCGAGATGACGTTAGGAGATACACAATGAATAAGTATATAGTGGCAGCAATGTTGCTGTCTGCTCCAGCATTTGGAGCTAATGGTATTCTCATACAAAAAGGAAATCAACAGTACGTGGTTATACCAGACTGTCAGATATCCGAAGATGTGAAAGACATAAGGATAAGACACCTACACGTAGGCGCACCAGTTCACATGAAACACAAAGGGCGACGAGTTCGCTGTAGAATAGAAGAAATAGAGGAACGATCATGACAATTAAACAAGCACTTAAATCACGAACAGTACAGTATGGCGTAGCTCTTGCTGTTCTTTCAGTTCTCCAAGGCTTTGTAGGTTTTCTTCCTGCTAATCCAGCTGTTCAGGCTATGGTAGGCTGTGCGATTGCAAGCGGTATTGTTGTTCTTCGATTCATGACAACTCAACCCGTGAGTCAAAAATGACAACAAAAAGAAAAACAACAACAAAAAAGAAGTCTAAGTCTCGCGTCAATGAAGCTGGTAACTATACCAAGCCTACTATGCGTAAGCGACTCTTCAACAAGATAAAGGCTGGTTCAAAGGGTGGTAAGCCCGGTCAGTGGTCTGCGCGAAAAGCTCAGATGCTTGCTAAAGAGTACAAGGCTGCAGGTGGAGGTTACAAATAATGGCTCTCAAGAAGTCTCAGAAGTCTCTTAAGGCTTGGACAAAACAAAAGTGGCGTACTAAGTCGGGCAAGAAATCCAGTAAGACTGGAGAGAGATATTTACCTGAGAAGGCTATCAAGGCCTTGTCCGCCAAAGAGTACGCCGCCACTACTAGAAAGAAGCGAGAAGATACTAAGAAGGGTAAGCAACACAGCAAGCAACCTAAGCGTATCGCCAAGAAGACTCGCGCCTACCGCTCTAAGAAATCCTAGCATTTAGAGCATCTAATTCCAGTTCTATCTTTTCATGAAGGCCACTCAAATGATGGGTGGCCTCTTCTAATACCTTCCTAATTATTTTCTGTTCTTCGGTTTCCCGAAAGAATCTAGAAACTTCTTGTTCTGGTAGATGATGAAACTCTGACATGAGATTGCCAGAGCTATCAAAAAATATTCGGAACCCAATTAAATTTCCCTCAGTCTTATTCGTCATCGCGTGTTTCCATTTCAACACGAACGATGTCTAGACCTTCAAGATAATCTTTAGATTCCATCAAAAGCTTTAACTGAGATTCGATTGCCTCATAGAAAGCATCGTGATCGTGGAAGGCCATTGGGTTACTAATGATAACCTCAACAGCCATCGCGTGTTTTTTCACATCTGCTTCGTAATAGCTTCTCATTGTCTTTAATATCTGATTCGTTGTTAACATCTTACCCCTCTTTATATCTCACAGTTGTTGCCAGTACATGCAAGCGTTTGTGATCCTTCTGTCATGTCACTCTCTTCAACAATATCCCAAGACATTTCAGTAGGAAAATCAGCAGCCATTGCTTCATATTCCTCTTCACTGATAGGCTCATAAGGTGCTTGTTGATATGTGTGCTCGCTATATGGCAAGAAACTAATACCACTAATCTTGTCAAACTTATTATACAACCACTGACCTACTTCAAGAAACTCTTCATCGCGATAGTAACATGTCATCGAGGGCTTATGTTCACACCAAAAGTCTTGGTAGATCTCCCAAAGCTCAAGCTGCTCCATAGCACCCATCTCAGAGGCCGTCACAGCCCCGTCAGGAGATTTTATAGGGAAGCTGAATACCTTGGTACTGGGTGACATTACATCGTCTTCTACGGGGATTCCTGAGGCTTCGAGGACTTGGCAGAGTGGGTCTCGAGAGTCTGCTCGAACTCGTCTAATGTATTGAGATGAGTATCTAGGGTGGATTCCACTCGCGCTATCAACAAGCTGACTAACAGTGCCGCTAGGCTTAATGGCGGTAATAGCAGTAGAAACTTCAATACCAAGAAGACCAGCCCATCGTCTGTTGGTTGCGACGGCTTCTTCTCGTAGTTCTGTGAGCCACGTTTTAAGTACACCTTTGTCTCTCCTTCCCGACATTGTCGGATGATCCATAATGCCCGTCAAGCTAACACCCAACAAGGCCTCTTCTTCTGTGTTGTTCTGCCACACCTTTCTCAAGTATCTAAAGTTGGTAAGGGTAGCTTGTAAAGTTCCAAGGATAGTCGCAGTACGTACTTTCCGTTTGAGGTCTGAGAGACTATCGGACGCCCTGACAACAACCTCTGATAGATTACAGAATTGGTAGGGTCGAAGGATAATTTCGGAGCATGGATTAGTTCCAAAGTCATAGGTAGCATCTCTTCGCTCGTTTTTTGCAGCTTGCTTTTGACTTGCAACCCTAGAGAACATTCCTCGTTCCCCAGACCTTGACTCGTATAAACTTTTCCACTCATTTAAAAATGCCTCAAAATCAGGTTTCTCTGTATAACACGCACTGTTGTTGGCTAAACCACGTTGAGGATTGTCTTGCCACCATTGGCCTGACTTGCATCTTCGGAGTCTATCGTCAGTGAGGTTAGACAGACTGATGAGAGCACTTCTTCTAACCCCACCGACGACGACGATTTGTGCAATTTTACAGCAGATATCGTGGCATTCAATTGAGGAGAGCTTACGTCCAGAAGCTTCCCGAAAGACCTCAGTGGTGAACTTAAACAAATCGACAAGAGGCTCAGGACCAGACGCTCTACCCCCGAAGGTTCTAAGCGCGGAGCCTGCACCTCGTACTCTAGATATGTCCCACTTTGGAAGCTGACCCGAATAGAGCAAGCTAATAAGTTCTCTGTAGGCTTTAGCCCAGCCAATTTTAGAGTCGGCGACGTGTATAACGGTATCGGTGTCATGGAATTCCTCTGCTACTTCAGGTAGTTTAGTTACGTATTGACGCTCAACGCTGAAGCCTACGCCTGTACCGCACATCAGGACGTACATCATCTCGTCAAACGCTTTGGGGTGATCGATAGGCATGTAACTACAGTTGAAGCCAGCAACATTATCACGATCCAGCGCTTCACCAGCAGTCATCAAAGCCCTCATACTAGGCATAACATCCAAGCTGTGGATGTCTGCGAACATTCCGTTAGCATCTTCTAAAGTAAGCTTACCCTTCTCAACCCAGAAGTTCAAGTATCTGTCGATTGTTTCTTCCCAAGTCTCACGCCGTTGTTCTTCTGGTAGGTAACGTGCGTACCGTGACTTGTGAATGTATTGTTGATATAGATCCATTATTTCTCCTTAGCTCTCCGACGTTTAGGTGTCGTGTCTTGTCGTGTCTTATGTTTTTTCTTTCGATTGAATTTGTTTGTTCTTTCTTGCTTTCTATCAATCATCTTCAGACGACCACCCCTCCGGTAAACTATCTTCGCTATACCAACGAAAACCTTTGGAACTAGCCCACTCTCCGTGAGATCGTTTAGTACCATCAACACGTCTCTTTGCCTGAGGCATTGGGGCACTAGGATCAGAAAACAAGAACACAAGCTCGTAGTTTTCAGGCAAGCATTTACTTATCCAAATATATTTACTATATTCAGGTGCATCCCAAAACCTTCCTTTGGCTTCGAGAAGTATTGTCTTACCATCAATCTCTTTAACAAAGTCGGCATGATACGTATGCTCAACGATATAGTCGATCTTTGTCGTGTGGATATCCCATTCGGATAGAGGGCCTGAGTGCAGCTTGTACTCCCAATGAGAATCATAACCCGGCTCTAAGTCTTTCTCAACCGGACGCGGGACTCTTTTCTTTCTAAAGCCTCTTCTTATTTTAGGTGCTGTCAATGTAGTACTGCCTCTCTTTTTTCTATCTCAAGACACACAGCTTCATGAAGATTGTAAAGGGCTTCGTCGTCTACAGTATCTATTTCATTACCACTTGAAATATGTATTGCAAAGCCCATTATAATTGCTTCAAGTGGAACTAAGTCTCCAAAGTCTTCATCTTCCATGAATTCATCACTGATTGTATGTCACTTAGTGTAAAGGACTCAATAGGTCTTTCAGGATACATAACCACTAACTGCTTTAGTTTCTTCCTAACCCATCGAGGTGAAAAGGTACTTAGAAAAAACTTGTTGTTGGCGTAGACATGAGTTTGATCGGGCAAGAGTTCTTTGTAATTATTAGTAGTGATTTGTTTAGCTTCTTCTTCCGATACTAATGTTCTAAGCCAAGCAACAAGTATAATTCCTACCTGTTTGTTTATTCTTTTTATCTTCCTTTGGTTCATAAGATTTCTTCTACGCGAGGTTCTGACACAACCTTCGTAAAGTACACAGGGCCACTAGCGTAAGCGAAAGACCGAAGACCTTGGCCGTCGTTAGCGTCTGCGTAGCATTCAAATTTATAGGGACAGTATGAGCATCCTGAGGGTAATTTCATGTTGCCTTTTTTACCGTCAGAAATAGTATTATAACATCGATCTGGAGGTGTGTCAAGACTTAAAGCCTTACGAACGTCTTTAATTTTCTGTTCGATGTTAGGCTTCTCTAAATCTTCAGGCTGAAACAAACATAACTCGCCGCTCTCTTTGTTGATAACAAGGAAGCCGCCGTTGTCTGTGTTCTCTGCAGCCTCGTAACCAGCAAGCTGTGGAAGGTAGCCGAAGGGATCGTTCTCAGCTAAAGAGCCATCGACAAACTTCTTAAATGAATAACGAGAAGCAGACTTGACATCAACTACTTGTCCATTAATCTTACAGTCCATGTGGCCTTTGATGCCTGATACACTAATTTCTTTTTGCTCTGATGAAACCTCGTGACCAGATAGTCGGACTAACATCAAAACAATCTCTTCGAGAATGTGTCCATAAAGAAACTTGATCTGTGTTGGGGCGCTTATAACAGAAGGCTCACTTACATTCTTGTTGTCGTACCACAACTGGCGAAGAGGCCGTCCCACATTTGACATCCTTAACGTGAATTCTTTTGAAGACTCTCTAGGCTTAGACCAAGTTAGGATGCTTTCTTTAATACGCTCCATTGTTTGATCTAGTTCTTCTTCATTTATCTCAAGGGCCTCTCCGTTGGAAAGACCTTCGAGCCTTGCATAGATATCTTGAACTACTGTATTTAAACTTTCCATTCTGTATGATCCACGAACCGACATCTTCGGTTTCTTGCGTTGAATTCAACTACTTGGACTCTAAGTTTCTTCTGCTCTTCAGTTCGCTTGTGACCCCAAGAGTTATTAGAGTTCTTAGACTTTACATCTATGAAGATAGGAGTTCCGTTCTTCACAGCAATAATATCTATCGCACCAGTGCAGCCAGTGTTCCGAAAGACTTCATAGCCTTCGTCCCACAACCAAGTAGTAACGTAATGTTCTGCCATGTCTCCAAGGCGTGAAGGGTCTGTTATTTCTTTTGGCATTTTAAATCCTT